AACTTAACCCCCTCGGCAAATGCCGGGGGGTTAGTTATATTTTAACGTAAGCGTTGCGACGTGAAAATAAGACTAACTTGGCGTTACAAAAAACGCACCGTCATTGTCTGCGTCGATGCGCTGGATTGTGCGTACCCAGAATTCCTTTTTTGCCTGCCGGTCTAAATCAGGATATTCCTTCAACTCTCGCCGTAATGTTTCAAGGTCAAATTCTTTTATAGGCTCCGGGTTTATTGCCGCGAGCTGCTGTTTCAATTCTGTATAGTCTTTTTTGTATTCTTCGATTTCAATCAAATCCGACAGGTACAGGTCTTTCAGCTTTTGCATTTTCCGTTTGATTTGTTCCGCCGTTTTGGGCGGCTTTTTTTCTGCGGTTTTTGATTTGGAGTAATACTTTTCTGCAATCCCCTCAAATTCCCGCAGGAGGTAATCCTCAAGCACATCTTCTCGGATTCTGAGAATGTGCGGACAGTCGGCTGGGTCAAGTGTGTGTGTTCTGCATCGGTAGTACTTGTATACTTTCTTTACGGTTTCCGGTTGCATGTTCCTTCCACACTCCCGGCAGCGAAGAATCCCGGTAAACAAATATATACGGTCCGCACTGGCGTTCCGCTGGCTTCTCCGTTCCAAGATTTTTCCAGCAAGGTCGAAGGTTTCTTGATCGACAAGTGCGGGCAATGCGTTTTCCACGCCGAACGCCTCACCTAAGTACAGGCGGCTTCTCAACGCATCCTTGTATTTGTTATACGAGCGTTTGATCCCCCACTCCGTTGCCATATACCGCCTTAGCGCAAGGATGCTTTGCAGCCGTATAAAGGCTGGGAACATATCTCGCGCCGCATCTGCAGTTTCTTCATCAATGGCGTAGCGCCGGTTCTTCACGCAGATTCCGATGGGAGTTTTCCCGTTGGTGGGCCGACCCTTTGCCCTCTTGCCCTCGTTGATGGCCTTAATGCGCTCCGATGTGCGGTCAGCTTCGTCTTGCGCTACCGACAACATAATATTGACCTTCAATCGCCCTGATGCAGTCCGCGTTTCGTAGTCCTCTCTGATGGCCTGCCAATCCACATGATTTTTGTCGAGAACCTCTTGCACGGCGTAGTACCCCGCCACATTCCGAAACCACCTATCCAGCTTGACAAAAAGGATGGTGTCGATTTTCCCAGCGCGGCAATCATCAAGCAGGCGCATCAAGGCCGGACGCTTTTTATACGGCTTTCTGGCGCTGATTCCGGCGTCCTCGTAAATGCCCACCACTTCCATGCCGTGTGCGGCGGCATATGCAATCAGGGCCTCCCGCTGGTCTGCCAGGGACAGGCCGTGCTTCGCCTGTTCTTCGGTCGATACCCTGATGTACAGTGCTACACGGATGCGTAGATTATTTGGTAAAGTAACCACTATTTTTTGGCACATGTTATCCCCTCCAAAATCCATAGTTGGCACAATGGATGTCAACCCAAACGCACCAGGCAAAAAGCCCGACGATCAATAGCGACAAACCGAGTATGATCCACCTGTATAGTTTTACGGAATGACGTAGGTTATTCAGCTCCGTCTCCATCAGGCCGATGGTCTTCCGCTTATTTTCAAGGCGGTGTTCCAAGCCGTCCGCTCGCTCCTGCAAGGTCTTTTCATCGGCGGTCAGATGGTCGCCGATGCCCACATAGGCGTCCAGTGAAATACCCAGCACCTTACAGATTCCGGCCACCACATAAAAAGCCGGGGCCTTGGATTCTGCCGAAAAGAATTTTTTGACGGTGGAGAGCGACAAGCCACTTTGCTCCGCGATTTCCAGATAGGTTAAGCCCAGCTTTTCCCGCCGCTCAGCGCACATTTCCCGCAAAGTCATGATCTCACCCCCAAAAGTATATATGAGTTTTGTCGAACCATGCCGAAAGCCACGATTAGGGCCTTGCCGGGCTACACCTCAATGTGATACGTTTTACTCGTAGCAGATGACAAAGCCCCCTGTCACTGCCAAAAGCACCCCGCCGTTTGTTGCAGAGGCGGCGGGGGCTTTCTATTTATTTAATCCCAAGCCATTTGCCAATCTTCCGTTGCCGACCGGCTTTCGTGGTGGGGATTCCGGTAACCTTGGAAAATTTTCGCTTCGCCTTGGTAATACCGAGTGCGCGTTTCCAGCTAAAAGACAATCCGGGGATTTTCATCACTGGTTCACCACCTTTTCAATTTTCTCAATCATCTTCGCACATAGTTTTCGTCCGCGCTCTATGCTTTCTTCCGGCATTTGATCGGCATACTCGTCTACGATGGCCGCAACGCCGTGAGCCTTTTTGATTTGCCCACGAGATAGTCCAAGAATATGCACAGTTTCTTTTTGGATGTACCGAGAAAGAAAATTGTTTGTATGGGCAGCTTTTTCATTTCGCAACATTTCGGCGCATTCGTCTGGTGAAACTTGCCTATTTGCAATGCACTTTGTGTCGCCTCCGGCAACCTCCGAAATCCGCCTTACTGTTTGCTCAGCAAGCCCATACCGATAGAAGTACGTTTCGATGTTGTCTGTATCGGCAATAATGCGAATGCAGTCCGCTAATATTTGCGACTGACGCTTTACAAAAGCAATTTCCGCAGCGCTCATTTTTTTCTTGCCAAAAAGCGAGCCTAAAATGCTCATTTACCGTCTTCCCCAATCTTTAAAAAAAATCGAACATCTTTATACAATGTCCTTTCTATCGGACAGTTAAAATATACGCTCATATTTTTGTGCAAATGCGCATTAAAACGCTGGGGCATAAATGATATGCTTAGAACATGAACCGAACAAATGTACGAACAGGAGGAGCGCAAAACATTATGTTGTATGATATTGTAAATCAGAGTACAATAAGTGTCGAGGACGGCATTGAAATCTTCCGGGAAGAGTTGTTGTCTGCCGCCCTGGCGCTCCCATACGAAGAAAAGATACAGCTTTTAAGATTTATTGAAGGAGGAACAGCCAATGAAAGAGGCTATGATTGCATGGTACAGAGACACCAAAATGGTTGAAGCTGTGAATCGTTGCATGGACGCAATCTCCGCATCCGGTCTTTCCGCAGATGGGGCAGAATATCTTCCGGCTTGTTTGGATCAGGCTATTCGTGCCAGCAATCAGGTTACTGCTCAAAATACGCAATTCCGCGCTGCCCATGTAAGCGTGAAAGAAACCGATGGCGGGTATGATGTTACGCCTTTTGAGTTAAGATTTGTTCGATAGCCGCCGTTAATTACCGTATGAAAAGGAGGTTCATTATGAGAAGAGAAGATTTGCAATCTATTGCTGTTTCATGCTTTGGGAACTATTACAGCGTAAAAATTGGCGACGTTGAGATTAGCAATGTCAAAGCGTATTGTTTGGAGCAAAACAGCGATGGCAGTGTTCGCTTGACGCTCAATCTTGATTGTTGCTTCGCAGATACTCAGGTGGCCTTAAATCAGCCAGCCAATTAAAGCGGACGCAATAGCCCCCGTTATCCACGAGTTTCGTTCCATACAAGCACCGAATTTACTTAACAACCCCTGCTTTGGCATTTCTTGCCCTGCAATGATCTTTTCCAAAATAGAAATGATCTCTTGCAGGGCTTCCTTATCGTTCCCACCATCCCGTTCGGCACGCTCTTTCATCTCTTGGATAGAAACAGAAACAGAATTGTTATTACCAATTACCGAGTTTGTAACGGTGCCGATATTAAAAATTGTCTGCGATTGATGAGAAGGATTTTCTTGGATAGGCGTTTTCTGATAGTACACGTTTAGAAAATTTGCGGTACCGCTATGGTATTCTGTTGAAATTTCGGAAACATATACCGTTTTTCCGTCAGGAAAAGTCAGGGCATCGCCTTCTTTTATATCGACCGTCGGGAGAAAATTGATAGTATCTTTCCCGCGCATTTTATCGAAATTTGGCAGCCCTTTTTCAATGGATACATTTTCACCATTTCTTTCCACTGAAAAACTTACGCCGTGGGCTTTAATAAAATCACCGACAGGCATTTTTGCCCCCCCTGGTTTATTTTGTATTTGTCATCCACTGGACTGCAGCCCAGTTTCATGCATTATTCCTCTTGCTTTTCAAATATTCAATATAGCGTGAAATCTCAGTTAATTCCTCCGCAGATGCGGAGCGGATAAACTGTGCGATTTTATCGTCCACACCCTCGATCTTCGGATCGGGGGTTTCTTTTATGTTCTTATCTTCCGTTTTGCCCTGGAGCCATTCAACGGATACATTGTATTCTTCGGCTATTTGGTACAGCTTTTTATTGTATGAAATGCTGCTTCCGTTCTCCCACATAGCAACGATTGCGCCATCGTTGTATCCAATCTTCTTTGCAAATTTCGTTTTTGCGCCATGCACATATTTCCCATCTGGACCCTTGGGGATAAGGCTTAATATGCGCTCCAACACAATGTCCATAAATAAACCTCAGATTTGTCACATTCGCCAAAGTTAAAAAAATTTAGGAATCGCTATTGCAAAGTTAAATTTTGTGAGGTATCATATACCTAAGCCCACCGGAAAAGGGTACACGAAAACCAGCCCCCATAAAAGCGGCTTTTGCAATGTCTTTTGGCGATTTCATTGTAATACGCTTTCCGGGTCGTGTCAAGCGTGATTTCTCACATTCATGAGGTTTCGGCGGGTATTGACTGCGGCAGAGATAAAAAACCGCCCCGAAGCCTCTGCAACAAACTTCGGGGCGGTTGGAAGCGAACTCGTTTGCTAAATGGAATACCCCTCTGCAACAGAGTACGCCATTTGGCGCGTAGTTTAACTCCCATGCTTACCATACCACATATTTCTGCCGCAGTCAATGAATTCTCACACCGAAAGGAGGGCACATGACTTGGCATTGAAGGAACTTCGAGAACGCTCCAGCCTGACCCGTGCACAGGTAGCGAAGAAACTGAATGTGGACTTGTCCTGTGTGACGCATTGGGAACTGGGCGACTGGCGACCGGCACGTAAGTACCACAAGAAGCTGGCGAGGATGTACGGCGTGACGGTGGACGAACTGTTCGAATTCAGCAGTGAGCAATAACAGGAGGAAGAAGATGGAGATTGTAAGCATCACGTTTTCTGCTTTCGCACTTGGCTTTGCGCTGTGTAACGCAATTTGGGTATTCTTTGGGCCGTCAGCGCAGGAAGAACGCGAGCGCAGAAAACGCGAGCGAAGCAAGCGCAATCAGAATGGAAACGATTGATACTACCTTAGAAAAACGAGAATCTCTTTTAGCAGAATCGGCTTCTTGCTCTGCCAACTGAGCACGGCGATCTGCAGTATCGGCGATGCGGTGAAGTTCTTCCAGAGACTTTGTATCGACAGCAATTTCTTTCAGGAGTTTTTCATGCCGCCCCGCTGCGGACTGTTCGTATTTGACTTCGGCAATCTCCGCGCGGCGTTGCTCCATTTCGCGAGATTGCTTAATGTATCGATCGGCTTTTTCGTTCACACGATCACCCCCTTCAATACTCCATTTTATCGCATGGATGCCGAAGGGGCAACACGAAGAAATGGTCTAAATGTTAAGGATGGAACAAGAACGCATAAAAAATGCCCCGTCCGGTGTTGCAGACCGGGCAGGGCGGCGGAACAAATCTTAGGCTCAGATATGTATCCTGTGGCTATTTTAGCACAGGGGAAAGGAAAAGGCAATGGCGAAGAAACGAAAAATCGAATACCGGGTGATCTGGGTGTCTCCGCCTGACCCGGTGAAGATCATGACGGAGTTCGGCAAGATCTGGTCGAGGGAGCATGGCCTTGAGTTTGACGGTGTTTACACCAAAGAGGGGGACATCAAACAATGAGCTGGAACCTGTTTTTTATGATCCTGGGCGTGGCGTACGCGGCCACTTTGGTATTCAAGGTTGTAGATTTCATCGAAGGAGGGAATCCGCATGAGAAAGCATGAACGGCGCACCAGAGAGCAGCGGAAGGCGGATGCCTCCGCATGGATTGGCTTTATGAGTTTTCTGGCCCTGCTACTGATCACCATTGCGTACATGGTGGTGAGCGCGCGATGAACAGAGCGAATCGGCATGAGCGTCATCCGTTGGATCTCTGCCCGGTGTGCGGCATGGACAGCGGTGAGCGGGTGCAGTCCACGGACGCACCGTTTAAGCACTATGTACGGTGTTCCACCTGCGGCGCTATCACAGCTGGCTATGCCCAGCAATCCAACGCCACGAAGGCGTGGAAGAGAGGAGATGCGTGGAAATGAAGATCTATCCGGTGTGTGCGAGATGTTCCATCGTCATGAACCCCAACGCGTTTGACGATGTGGCTCCGGGGTTTTTGATCAACGGCGAGTGCTACTGCCCGGAGTGCGCGAAGGATTGGCTCAAGGATGAAGTTGACAGCGATCCGGAAGCCGTGGCGCGGGCCATGGGGATCGCAATTATCGACATCCCGGAGGGCTGATATGAACCAGTGTGAGCGGATCTTGAAGTATCTGGATGAACACGGCAGTATCACACGGGCCGAGGCCATGAGCGAGTGCGGGATCGCTAATTTCACGGCGCGGGTCTCTGACTTGCGGCGGGACGGCGTGGCGCTGGACGTGGAGACGGTCACACAGAAGAACCGCTACGGCGAGACCGTGCGGTTTGCGAGATATAGGAGGAAAGAATGAACCTTTACGAAATTGACACGGCCATTACGGCCCTGGTAGACCCGGAGACCGGCGAGGTCAGCGACTTTGACGCATTTGATCGGCTGAGCATGGCGCGGGATCAGAAGATCGAGAACATCGCGCTATATTACAAGAATCTGGTGGCGGATGCCGCTGCCTACAAGGCTGAGAAGCTCGCCTTTGCCGAACGGCAGAAGGCGGCGGAGAACAAGGCCCAGCGCCTCAAGGACTATCTGGCGTATGCCTTGCAGGGACAGAAATTTGAATCCCCCCGCTGCGCGGTGAACTTCCGCAAGACTACCAGCGTGAATGTGGCTGATCCTGACGCCGTTTTGGCATGGCTGCAGGACCACGCACATGAGGACTGCATCCAGTATGCGGAGCCGACCATCAGCAAGGCGGAGCTTGCCAAGATCCTGAAAACAGAAGCCGTCCCCGGCGCGGAGCTGGTGGATGGTTATAGCGTGGGGGTGAAGTGATGAATATCTATGAGAAAATCGCCGCCATCATGACGGATGTGCAGTACTTGGCCAAGGATGACCACGTGTCCTTCGGTTCTACCGGCTATAAGGCACTGTCAGAGGAAAAGGTCACCTCCATCATGCGGGCGGAGCTGCTGAAATACAACCTTGTGGTGTTCCCAATCTCTCAGGCCACCAACCGCACCGGCAACATTACCCATGTGGACGTGGTGTACCGGATGGTCAACGTGGAGAACCCGGAGGAATCCATTGAGATTGCCTCCTGCGGGGATGGCGCAGACACACAGGACAAGGGTTCCGGTAAGGCCATGACCTATGCGTTCAAGTATATGTGGCTGCGGACCTTCGCTTTGCCCACCGGAGAGGACCCGGACAAAATCTCCACGGAGGAACTGGAATACAAGGCCAAGACCCAGCAGGAGTGTATCTGTGAACGGTGTCAGAAGCCCATCTATCCCGTGAAGAAGCGGGACGGGAAGCCGTGGGAAGTGGAGGATATGGTGACTTACAGCCGGAAGATGTTCGGTGCTCAGCTGTGCGGCGACTGCATGAAGTTGGCGAAGGAGGAGCAGGATCATGCAGGCTGATACATTCCGCTGGTCTATGGACAGTGCTGGGGACTGGCTCTGCATCCAGACCAAGGACGCACGGCGGACACTGGACAGCCTGAAACCCGGCAAGGTCTACGATGTGGAGATCAAGGAACACCGGGAGAAGCGGAGCCTCGATTCCAACGCCTACGCATGGCTGTTGATTGACCGGCTGGCTGAAAAGCTGCGGGTTCCCAAAACGGAAATCTACCGACGGTATATCCGAGAAATCGGTGGGAACAACGAAACGGTGTGCGTGACAGCGGAAGCAGCGGACAAGCTGCGGAGCGGTTGGGAGCATAACGGGCTTGGCTGGCAGACAGATACCATGTCAAGCAAGCTTCCCGGCTGCGTCAGGGTGGTTTTGTACTACGGTTCCAGCACCTACGATACCGCGCAAATGTCACGGTTGATCGATTTGATCGTACAGGATTGCAGGGAGCAAGGTATTGAGACCCTGCCTCCGGACAAACTGGCAGGGATGATGGAGGAATGGGGATGCACAAAATGACAAAGTCCACGTCCATTCCGCAATCCGTGAAGGTTGTTGTATGGGCGCGGGACAATCACCAGTGCGTGATCTGCGGGTCTCCCGCAGGCGCGCCGGTGGCCCATGTGGTACGGCGTTCGCAGGGCGGCAGAGGGATCGAGCAGAACATTGCAACCCTCTGCCCCCGCTGCCACCGCCTGTTTGACGAGGGGCCATTACGAGACCGTGAGCGCATCTATGTGCGGCTGGTGGCGCACATGAAAGCATTTTACCCGGATTGGAACCGGGAGGACATGATTTACAGAAAGGGAGCTATTTCATGCTGAACAGAATTATTGTGATGGGCCGGATGACCCGTGACCCTGAGCTCCGGCGCACCGGAAGCGGTACGGCGGTTGCATCCTTCACCGTGGCGGTCGATCGGGATTTCAAGTCCCAGTCCGGCGAGAAAGAAACGGATTTCATCGACGTGGTGGCTTGGCGCAACACCGCTGAATTTGTAAACAAGTATTTCTCTAAGGGCCGCATGGCTGTTGTGGAGGGCCGCTTGCAGCTGCGTGACTGGACCGGCAAGGACGGCAATAAACGCCGCACCGCCGAGATCGTGGCCGACAGCGTGTACTTTGGCGATTCCAAGCGGGACGGCGGGGACGCGGCGCAGAGCGAACCGCAGGGCGGTTTCAGAGAGGTTGAGGATGACGGCGACCTTCCGTTCTAAGGCGGTGGGTATATGCCGAACAGGATCATCAAGGATAGCATCAGGACGAGCAAAAGCATCAACGCAATGTCGGACTTTCAGTTCCGATTGTGGGCGTACCTGATCACCTACGTTGATGATTATGGGCGCGGCAGCGCAGACCCGGAATTGCTCAAAGGCTTTGTATTCCCCCGCAGAAAAGGTGTGACTGAGGGAACGATCAGTAAGACGCTTGCAGAATTGGCGACCATAGGCTCTGTGATCCTCTATGAAGTTGACGGAGAGCCGTACCTATGTTTTCCAAACTGGAGTGAACACCAGACGGTGAGGAACAAAGTAAGCAAATTCCCGGCACCTGCTGACGGATTGATTACATCTGAAATCAATTGCAATCAATTGCAAGCAAGTGAAAGCAAATGCGCCCGTAATCCAATCCAGAATCCAGAATCCAGAATCCAGAATCCGGAAGAAGTAGGCGGCGAGCCGCAAGCGGCATCCCCGCCGGTGGTTTCCATCCCGCTCAATGATGGAACTGAATATCCGGTGTCTCAGGCGCAATGCCAGGAATGGGCGGGTGTGTACCCTGCTGTCGATGTGATACAGCAATTGCGGGAGATGCGGGAATGGTGCCTGAATAACCCGGCGAAGCGGAAAACGGCGCGTGGTGTGCGCGGATTCATTACTCGCTGGCTTGCCAAAGAACAGGATCGCGGTGGCCGTAAGGGGGCAAAAGGCCCCGGCAACAAATGCGAGGACGCTTGGGGGTATGTGTGATGGCGGGAGATTTTAAGCTGGCTGATCTGGTGCGCCCGTGCCGGAGATGGAAGGCGGCAAGGACGCCGGAGGTGACGTACCAGTCTCAGCAGCTTTGTTGGGACTGCGCTAATGTATACGGCGGCTGCGAGTGGTCGGCGCGGTTTGAGCCGGTCCCCGGATGGGATGCGATAGCCACAACACGGACGGTCAGCGGGAAGTTTGTAGAGAAATCTTTCAGCGTCCGCGCCTGCCCAAAATTCAGGAGGGGATAACGATGAAGTGTGAACTTTACCACGATAATTTTCAAAATTTTAAGCGATACAATGTACCGAAAGCACAACTTGTGATCGCGGATATTCCGTACAACATCGGTGCGGATGCATACGCTTCTAACCCTATGTGGTACAAGGACGGTGACAACAAGAACGGAGAAAGCAAGCTGGCGAAGCAGAGCTTTTTTCACACGGACGGGAATTTTCGCATTGCGGAGTATATGCACTTCTGCAACCGGATGCTGCGGAAGGAGCCGAAGGAAAAGGGGCAGGCACCGGCCATGATCGTATTCTGCGCCTTTGAGCAGATGCAGACGGTGATCGAGTACGGAAAGCAATACGGGTTTATGAAGTCTTACCCCTTGTTTTTCGTAAAAAACTATTCGGCGCAAGTGCTGAAGGCCAACATGAAAATTGTCGGCGCGACGGAGTTTGCCGTTGTCCTCTACCGGGACAAGTTGCCGAAATTCCGCAACGTGGGGGCAGACGGAGAGCGGCACATGGTATTTGACTGGATCTCGTGGGAGCGTGACAAGCGCAGCGAGTATCCGAAGGTACACCCAACGCAGAAGCCGATTGGTGTCTTGAAAAAGCTGATTTCCGTATTTACGGATCCCGGCGATGTGGTGATTGACCCTTGCGCTGGCAGCGGGTCTACGCTCCGGGCCGCATATGAGTTAGGGCGCAATGCCTACGGCTTTGAGGTTGATAAGGCGTTTTACAAAGCGGCAAAGGGGGAAATGCTTGCACCACTGTTTGAAAAGCCGGAATTTGAGCAAATGCGAATGGGAGAAGCAACATGATCCGGCTTGTGATTGACATTTACGATGGCGAGGACACACAGGGAACGAAGGAGGCGGTGGCCATGCTGCTGGAGCCTCTGGGCCGCGTCCGGGTGGTCAGCGTCATTACCGATGGCAAGGGGGAGAAGCGGTGATTGCATTTGAGATCCCCTATCCGGCAACAAAACGCGGTAAAGCGGCGTGGAACAAGCGGTTTGGCCTGAACGCGTATTACGCCGGTAAGCATTGGTCACAGCGGAAGAAGGACGCGGAAGAGCTACATACCTTGGCCCACTGGGCAATGCGCAAAGCAGGTGTTACAAAATGCCTGGTAAATTACCCCGTAAAGGTGACGTTTTTCTGGAATGACAATTTGGACGTTGACAATCACGGCGCGCTGGGCAAAGCCTTTGTGGACGCGATGAAAGGCTATATTTTGCCGGATGATAACCGCAAATGGTTCCGTGCCGTGGAACACAAATTTTGGGGCGGAGATACGATCCGCGTGGAAATTGAGGAGGCAGAATGATGGATGCTGTGGAGTTTTTGGACAAGGTTGACCGTCTCAGCAAAAGGGGGTCTCCCGAAGAAAAAATGCGCTACAACGATTACAGGACAGCAGGAGATAACACATGGGCGGTGAAGTTTGTCGAGCGGTGGACCGCCGAGCACCCTATCAAAACCCGCCAGAGCGTGTTTTTGGAGATGTTTCCCAATGCGCCAATATTTCCAGATACCGGGATCGTTAAAATATCTCCCTGCGAAGTGGATGCAGTATTGCGTGGGAATTGCCCCGGCGTTGGATGTTGCCCGGAGTGCCGGAAGAAATTCTGGCTTGCGGAGGTGGAATGATGCTCCATCTTGGTGACATAACGAAGATCAATGGAGCGGAGGCCCCCGTTGTGGATGTGGTGATCGGCGGCAGTCCGTGTCAGGACCTTTCTATTGCCGGAAAGCGGACAGGGCTGGCCGGGGCGCGCTCCGGCCTATACATGGAACAGATCAGGGTCGTGAAGGAGATGAGAGAACATGACATGGCAAGCGGGAGAACAGGTGAGTTTCTGCGACCTCGGTATATGGTCTGGGAAAATGTTCCCGGAGCCTTCTCAAGCAACGGAGGAAAAGACTTTGCGGCCGTCCTCGAAGAAGCCATCCGGGTCGCAGAGCCGGAAGCCCCCGATATTGAAGTGCCTGAAAAAGGTTGGAACACCTGGGGGGGATACCACGATGAAATGGGAGGACGATGGAGCGTTGCGTGGCGAGTGCTCGATGCGCAACACTGGGGAGTCCCCCAACGTCGCCGTAGAATCGCGCTTGTCGCAGATTTTGGAGGCGACACCGCATGGGAAATATTGTTTGAGCAGCAAAGCGTGTCAGGGTATCCTGCGGAGAGCGGAGCGGAGGGGGAAAGACCTTCCGCCGGTGCTGAAAGCGGTGCTGCTTGCGCAGTCCGAATCAGGGGGGGCTGTGACGGAGGAGGAAAAGGAGCCTTAGTCCAGACGGAGAAAAGCGGTACGCTTGGCACCGGCAATGACCAGACGATTTTTCAAAACTGCTTGACCCCATGGGATTGCCAGAGCAAGCGGGTATACAGCGAAGCCGGTGTGATGCCAACGCTGCCAGCCGGAGAAAACAGCGGCCAGAATCAGGAATCGGTGCTGTGCCTGAACAATCAGGGCGGTAGCATGATGGGCGTGAGCCATGATGTTTCCGGGACGCTGAGAGCACAGGAGCATGGGCACCAACCAGCGGTCATGGCGTTTGACACTACGCAGATCACCAGCAAGCAGAATGGGAGTATTCCTGATTTTGGGAAACCCTGTCACACGCTGAACGCCAACGCCCATGTGCCGTGCGCTATTCTGGATATGAGCCACGCCTGCGATGTCATCCGAGACTGCGGTGAGGTAGCTCCCAGTCTGCAAGCCCGTATGGGAACCGGCGGCAACCAAATCCCGCTGACGTACCAGAAAACCACCGGGACTTTATCGCCCGGAGCACACGCAGGGAGCTATAATGGGCAGGATGCCTATAACGATATGCTGGTTGTATCGAGTGAAATTCACCCAGCATTGAGAGCAAAAGCCAATGACCCATACCGAACAGATATGGCTGCGTATGTCGCAAGCGTTGACTGCCGAAACTTCCGTGAGGGCGGGGAAATCAACGGAACCTTGCAGGCAAAGGAAAGTGGAGGCCAAAGCCTGAACCTAAACAATGCGATCCTCCAAAACATGGTGGTTCGCCGTCTGACCCCGTTGGAGTGCGAACGGCTTCAGGGATTCCCTGACCACTGGACCGACTTGGGCGAGTGGACGGACAGCAAGGGCAAGCGCCATAAGGACGCGGACAGCCCCCGGTATAAGGCACTGGGCAACTCCATCGCCCTGCCGCCGTGGAAATGGCTGTTGAAACGGCTGTGCGGCAACTACGAGCGGGACGCGACTATGGCAAGTTTGTTCGATGGAATAGGTGGTTTCCCGCTGATCTGGGAGCAGTTGAACGGACGCGGAACGTGCCTATGGGCCAGCGAGATTGAAGAGTTTCCCATCGCAGTGACCAAACGGCGGTTCGGCACGGTAGAGAAACCAGGAGACATGGGGCGCTTTTTGTTCCCATACGGAAAGGATGAATTATGCGAGATACAAACCTCGTAAATGCGCTTAGATGCGCTTTAACAGCAGGCGGACCAATTTACAAAACGGAGCCGGTCCCGGAAGAACTGGTGGAAAAAGTCAATTTGAAAGAGTGGCCCTCCTGCGAGGTTGACCCAATGGTGCTTGCCGCCGCCGGCCGGATCGAGGCGTGCCTGAAATGCGGAAACTACACGCTGGCCCATGAGGGGTCCTGTAACGGATGCCGGTGGAGGAGGTAAGAAGATGGATCGAGGCATTACTGGAGCAATGTGGACAGCATTTGAGCAGTCTACTGACCGGATCGTAGCCGCTGAGGAATCTTCCCTGATCTTGATCTTGAAAAAAGAAATCGAGAAGCTGCGGGGGCGTCTAAAAGCCTATGAGGACACGGGGCTGACGCCGGAGGAAGTGTCTGCGCTGGTTAAAGACTGGAGCGACCTTCGCACGATTGTCGGAGAGTGCGGCGGTCTTGACCGAGTAAGGGCGCTGGCCAAGGCCGACAGAGACGGGCGGCTGGTGGTGCTGCCGTGCCAATCCGGGGAGCATGTATTTGCACTGCTTGATAACCAAACGCATGTGTGGGAGTGTGAGGTTGAGCACGCTGTTTTGGACGGTTGGCGAAAGGTTTTTGCTATCAGGCCCTTGGGGCACTCAAAAGAATCGTACTATGCGCCATTTGGGGCATTTGGCCAGTCCGTATTCCTCACCCGCGAGGAGGCGGAGCGTGCATTGGAGGCGAAGAAGGATGAGTAAAGCTGTTATGCTGAGCATCCGCCCGAAGTGGTGCGCGAAAATCATCATTGGCAGAAAAACTATGGAATTGCGCAAGTCCGTGCCGAAACTGGAGGTACCGTTTAAGTGCTATATCTACTGCACAAGTGGTCATCCGTATATCTCCGTAAAGGGTGGAAATCTGGACAGGGATACCGTCCGGACCAATACGGCCGGCAGATGCAACGGCAAGGTTATCGGCGAGTTTGTGTGCGACTACATCCTACAACGATGTGAGATGGCAAATGCAGACATTGCCGAACAGCAATCCTGTGTTCGCCGCGAAGATATCTATTTCAAATATTCCGAAGAGGGAAAACGCTATATTTACGGCTGGCATATCTCCGACCTGCTGATCTATAACCAGCCAAAGGGGTTGGACGAGTTTACTCGGCTGCGTGAAACGAAATTTGGCTCGGAGCCGGTGACAATCAAGCGCCCGCCCCAGAGCTGGTGCTATGTGGAGGCGATGAAGGATGAATGAGTTAAAATCGTGCCCGTTCTGCGGAGGTGAAGCGGTCATAAGCGTCGACCCGGATGCAGTGGAGGACACGCAAGGTCGACGTTGGGCGTATAATGCCGTGTGCATTAGATGTTGTGCGACGTCAGGGCTTACGTATACGCCCCAAAAAGCTAAAGAGGCATGGAACAGGAGGGCTGAAAATGACTGAATACATTAAGCGAGAAGCACTGAGGGGGCGAAGCGGCGATGTATGTCCTTGAGTACAAATCGCTCTACATTCCACACGAAGAGCTGACTAAAAACCGCACGTTCCAAAGCTACCGGTGGAAGCAGTACGCTGTGTGTGAGGAGCGCGGGCCACTGGAACAAATTAGGGCCGCGCAGAAAAGGCCGGAGGAGTGGAGAATTATCCAAACTGCCGGAAGCGTGGAACAGGAGGGTTGAAAATGGCTGAATACATTGAGCGCAGTGCGGCGATTAAGGCCGCGAAGCACGCGTGGGCAAAAGGGCTTGAGCCGTCGCAGTATATTGAGGCCCTGCCCGCCGCTGACGTGGCCCAGGTGGTGCGTGGGCGGTGGATACCGCATGATAGGGTTTTTGGCGATGATTTTTTGGTTTGCTCCAAGTGCCAATTTGTAAGCGAAGACAGATCAACCCGTAGGTATTATCATTACTGCCCCCACTGCGGGGCCAAGATGGACGGAGGCGACAACACTGAACGTTGAGCGCCCGGCTTCCTGCGAAAGTGCGCTGCGTGGGCTGCAGCATCAACTCATCGACTGAAAGGAGATATTAAACTATGCAGTTAGAAGTAGCCGTTGAAATTCAGAAAGCTTACAGCAAGCTCACGTCTGGGCAGGTCCCCTTCACCAAGAAGAATATGTGTGCGATTTTGGCGCCACTTAGAGACAAGTACGGCCTGACGGACAGGCAGGTGCTGGCAGTTGCTCGCAACGAATTGTCCTTGGAAGAAATCATGCTGCTCAACCAGACTCAGGAGGAGACGAAGCAGCATGGATAAGTACATCTACGGCGAGAGAAAGGATGGCGGGGATGGCTAAACAATCCGCTTACTTACAGCGGCGGGACGCGGAGCTGGATGCGGTCTTTTGGGCCGGTGCTGCGATGGCAGCGCAGTTTGCCGTGGACACTTTGCAGATGACCATGCACTAGCAGGAAGGCTGGGGCTATGATCGCATCATGCGTGTCACGCATGAGTGGATGGAGACCCAGCGAGAATACAGACCTGCCTTAAACTGCAAGGACCCAGAGGCGGACGTCCGGCAAGTGCACATGGACCGAGTGCTGGCGCAGATTATCAACGGGAAGGCGGAGCTGATCCCATTCCCGGACAGATACAAGGATCTGAAAAAGATCCGTTATGGGAGGTAACTATGCAGAAGGAAGATATATCGCTCCTGCGCATCTATGCGAAGAATGACATGAATTGCGTGAAAACAGAAAAGGAGATGGACATCCACCACAACAGTGTGATCTATCGGCTGGGCAAGATCAAGACGGAAACCGGGCTGGATGCGCGGAAGTTCTGGGACTTGGTAAAGTTGCTGGAAATGGAGGAATCATGAAACTTGGACAGGTGGTTCGGGCCAGATTCAAGTCCATACCTTCCCAGATGGAACGGCAGCACCCGACGTATGAGCAGCTGTATCCGTTCCGGCGCGGAGAGGTAATTTACATCCACCCAAAGGGCCGGTTTGTCAGTGCGCGCACGGAAACGGCGGGCGGACCCGTGGTAGAGAATTTCTGGCTATGTGAGGTGGTTATGTGAGTACATTCCCGGAACGGCTGCGCAAGTTAAGGGAATCTGAGCGGCCTGCTAAAAGCATGAGAGTGAAAGCGGAGCTGATTGGGATCGGGCATGATACGCTGCGGAAGTACGAAACCGGAGAGAACGAACCGGCTCTCAGCCAGTTAAAGCTGATAGCGAATCATTACCACGTCAGCTTGGATGAGCTTGTATGGGACGAGGGCGAGCGAGAGAGTAAACCTTTATAGTATCGCAAAAAAAATTGGTCTTTGCCCCCAATTCGGGGCAAGCGAATAAAAATATGTGTCAGAATGAGGGTGCGGGGTTATATCCGTATCCTCATTCCATCCATCCTTTCTTTCCTCCTGACCCCGGCGGATGCCGGGGATATGCAGACGTAGCTCAGTAGGCAGAGCACCGCGCCAGGAGGTATGCGCTGGTTCAAACCCAGCCGTCTGCACCAGAATACCGGGTCGCACCCGACTGTGAAAGTCAGTCGCAGGAAACGCGATAGATCAACCTGACGTCTCGGAAATAGCAACGAGGGCAAGTCGCTCAGGAGCGCGACGCGCGAGCCACGACGCAATAGGACTTTGAGAGCCTGACAAATCGGGGCACAGGACCCTCCGCACCTCTCAACGATGTGTCCCAGGAGGGACATTCACGGCATAGGTGCCCCGTAAGGGGAGACCACAGCGAGTGACGGGGACTTTCCCTGAAGCGCTAAAGCAGGGCAGGACTGCAATGCCGTACCATCCCGGCCAGCGGGCGAGGAAGCGTAAAAAGCTAAGTATCAGGCGGCTGGTATAATTGCCAAGTTCTTGATGGCTGGTAGGAAGGCGCAGCGCAGCCGGGAGCCGATAAAAAAGATTTTGCGTACCATGTTTAGCTTTGGAAGAGCCGGATACGCAAGAGGTGTATGCCCCTCGGGGCGGGTAAAGTCTGCTATGTAAGGCCAAGGGGCGGGGGCTGGTAGCAAAACGAAAGGGAGTGAGCGTATGGCTGGCGGAGCGCCAAGGAAATGGAAAAGCGTAAAGGCAATGCAAAAAGCCATTGACGCTTATTTTGAGAGCTGCAAAGGGGAACCGATTATTGGCGACGATGGACAGCCGCTGATGGATAAATACGGCAACGTCATTCTGATAGGGCAGAAGCCGCCCACGATAACGGGGCTTGCGTTGGCGTTGGGGTTTACGGGCAGACAAGCGCTGATCGATTATCAGGCGCGGCCGGAGTTTGCGGACACGGTTACGCGCGCGAAGTCCCGCTGCGAGGAGTACGCTGAAACCCGTCTGTACGATAAGGACGGGGCGAACGGCGCGAAATTCAGTCTTGGATGCAACTTTGGATGGCGTGAAGTCAACGAAACAAAATTGACTACAGATGCGGTCAAGGTGGTCATTGATGTCTGAAATCCACCTGTCGAATAAAATCGGCCCTGCATTTTACAGCGTGGCGCGTGACATTTTTCATCATGGTCACACGCACTATGATTTTAGCGGCGGGCGCGGCTCGCTGAAATCCTCCACAGTATCAATTATCGTTCCGCTTCTGCTAGTTGGAAATCCGGGAACGCATGCGCTTGTGTTGCGCAAGGTGGCAAATACAATCCGCGATAGCGTTTATGCCCAGTACATTTGGGCAATCGGCGAGCTGGGCATGGCGGCGTATTGGGAAGCGAAAGTATCCCCGATGGAGCTGATCTATAAGCCGACAGGCCAGAAGATTATGTTTCGCGGCGCTGATGACCCGATGAAGATCAAGTCTATCAAAGTCCCGTTTGGCTATATCGCCGTGACGCACTTTGAAGAAAAAGACCAGTTTGCCGGACGCGCGGAAATCCGAAACATTTTGCAGTCCACCATGCGCGGTGGCTCGGTGTTTTGGAATTTTGAGAGCTATAACCCGCCGATCTCGCGCGATAACTGGGCGAACAAGGACAGCTTAGAAGAACGCGCTGACCGGCTGTGCCACAAATCAACATATCTGCAAGCACCGCCTGAGTGGTTGGGAGAACAGTTTCTTGCAGAAGCGGAACACCTAAAAGAGACGGACGAGCGAGCATATCAGCACGAATATCTCGGTATCCCGGTAGGGACCGGTGGAAATGTGTTTGACAAGCTGGAACTGCGGGAGATTACCGATGAAGAAGTCAAGAGTTTCGACCGCATCTATCAGGGAGTGGACTTCGGCTGGTTCCCAGACCCGTTTGCTTTTATCCGGCTGCATTATGATCGGGCGCGAGAGACCATCTATCTGCTGGACGAGATTTACCAAAACAAATTATCCAATGAGCAAAGCGCGACCATGATTAAGCAGCGCGGATATAACAACATTAGGACAATCTGCGACAACGCCGAACCGAAGAGCGTTGCTGATCTCCGCGCAATGGGGCTACCTGCGTATGAAGCAGTCAAAGGTTCAGGCTCTGTGGAATATGGCATGAAGTTTTTGCAGCGGAGAACGATTGTTATTGATAGGAGACGCACACCGCACGCTTACGATGAATTTGTTGGATACGAATACGAACGAAACAAAGACGGTGACATTATCAGCGGATACCCAGACGCGAACAACCACCTGATTGACGCGACCCGGTATGCGTTGGAGCCTGTCAGCCGCAGAATGGGAGTTATTGCATGAGCAGTGCAGTTATCCAAAAGTTAAAAGAGCTTGGCTATACAACGATCTCTGAAGAGTTTTATGGGCAAGTTGATCTGTGGGAATCGTGGTACGTTGGTAAAGTGAAGGGCTTCCACCAGTACCGTAGATATAACGGCCACAAGTGGACTAAACACAATAGAGCAACGCTCAGCATGGGGAAAAAGGTCTGCGAGGACTGGGCGAACCTGCTCATGAACGAAAAAGTCAAGATCACGCTTGAGGGCAAAAAGGAACAGGATTTCATCGATCGCGTTTTGGCGGAAAACAATTTCACCGTCAAAGCTAATGAGATGCAGGAGATGAAATCCGCGCTGGGGACGGTGGCATATATACCCCGCGTGACGGGGCAGGGCGTGACGGATTCCGGAGAGATCATCCCCGGTGACGCGTCCAGCATTGCGATTGATTATGCCACGATGCATGACATTTACCCACTTGCATGGCAGAACGGCTTTATTTATGATTGCGCTTTTACTTCCAGGGTTACGCGAGGCGGAAAAGATTATGTGTATTTCCAGATCCACCGCAGAGCGAATGATGGGACGTATGTAATCGAAAACCGAATTTACCGATACCAGAACGAACAGTTGTCCGATGAAGATTTGAAGAATGTTTCCGGGTTTGAGCGCATTCCCCCCGTGGTATACACCGGAAGCAATAAACGGCAATTTGTAATTGACAAGCCGAACATCGCAAACAACTTCAATTATCTTCTGCCTGTTGGCATTTCCGTTTTTGCAAATTCCATTGATGTTCTTCGCGGCGTTGATACTGCGTACGACTGCTACGTCAATGAGTTTGAAAACGGCCCCATGATGATGATGGTCAAAATGCCAGCGACAAAGTATGAAGACGGTGAACCGACACTGGATGACAATGACAGGCGGTTTTACCTGCTCCCAGAAGATACACAGCAGGGGAGCGTTGTTGAGACCGTTGCACCGGAACTTCGGACGGCTGCGCTGAATGTCGGTCTGCAAGACCAACTCAATATGCTTTCAAGCAAATGCGGGTTCGGTGAAACCTATTATCGATTCGATGGCGGCAGCATGGCAACGGCCACGCAGGTAATCAGCGAGAATAGTACCATGTTCCGCACGATCAAAAAGCATGAAGTCATCTTGGAAAGTGCTCTGGTTGAGCTTTGCAGGGTTCTTCTGCGGCTCGGTAATAAGGCGCTGGGTGCAGGGCTTGATGAAAATGTTGAAATCAGCATTGATTTTGATGATTCCATCATTGAGGACAAGCAGAGCGAATTTGCCCGCGACCTGCAAATGCTCAACGCAGGGATTATGAACGCATGGGAATTCCGGGCAAAATACATGAACGAGGACGAAGCCACCGCAAAGGCAGCGTTGCCAAAGGCACAGGACATGGTGACCGAGGAAGAAACGGAGGTAGAGTAATGGGCGGTAGAGGTGGAGCAGGTGGCGGCATTGGAAGTCGAAACGCATCTTCTCCCGATTACAAAAACTCATACAATATCGAAATGGAGAACGCCCGTAGCTTTGAAGCTGCGTTTGCTATTGAAAGCGGCGCGACCAAAGAGACAACCGGCTATCAGATGTATGTCCACCAAGATGTTACCGGAAGAAGTCTGATTGCGGATACTCGCAAAGACATTGATGCACTAAAACGTGATTTGCGAGAGGCAAACCAAATGGGAAAGTCTTACGGTATGTCTCAAGCGTCCATTGATGGCATGAAAGCCGCATTGCGCGAGAAAATTTCTTTGCAGGAACGGGCGGTTACTGCTATGGAGGGCGCAAGGTCTGAATACGAAAAGTACAAGCGGCAAGCGTCGGCAGGAAACGCCAAAGCAAAGCGACGCGGCGGACAATGGATGTAAACGGGGAGATAATTCATGGGTGGACGCGGCGCAAGCAGCGGCATGAGTGCAAAGGGCAAGCCTTACGGTAGCGAGTTCAAGACGATTATCAAAGAGAGTAATATCAAGTTTGTCAAGGCGGTTGACGGTGCGCAGAAAACGCCAATGGAGACAATGACAAGTGGTCGCGTGTATGTAACGCTCAACAAAAGCGACAACATCAAAGCAATTACATACTACGACACTAAGAACAAGCGCATAAAACAAATAGATCTTGACAGGCCGCATGATAAAGTTTCCCCGCATACCCACCACGGGTATATACACAATGAAAACGACGGTGCAAAGGGATACGCGAATCTAACGCCAACCGAAAAGAAAATGGTTGAGCGGGTCAAAAAAATATGGTACAATCGGCATAGCAAGTAGTGGTGTAATGGCAGCACACTTTGTTTGAGGAAGTTCCGGTTTGATTCCGGGCGCTTGCTATGCCGTAAGGTACAGGAATGTATCTTGCGGCATTTTTGTTTGTTGGGGGCTGTATGATTAACTTTGAAAATCTCGACAAGTTCACATTCCCCGGTGTTGGCAAGTACGATATTCCGCAGATCGAGCCGGTCAAGGCATATCCGCAGGGAGAATTTATCCCTGTAAATTACCATTACACGGCGAAAGAAACGAAAAGCAAAATCGTGCATTTCTTTGTGGACGATTATCAATTCATTCGATATTGGAATACGCCGGACAAATACATTCCGAAGCTGTCGCAGTTTGCGGCGGTGTGTGCGCCGGACTTCTCCACTTACACAGATATGCCGCTTTCAATGCAGATATACAACCATTATCGCAAGCACTGGCTGGCTGCATATTGGCAGCTACACGGCATGACAGTATACCCCTCTATTTCTTGGAGCGACGAGGATAGTTACGATTGGTGCTTTGATGGTGAGCCTGTCGGCGGGATAGTTGCCGTTAGTTCGGTAGGCACACAGCAGAACAAGGAAAGCAAGCGTCTTTTTCTGCGCGGCTACGAGGAAATGATGAAGCGGCTATCGCCGGAATGGGTGATATTCTACGGCAGAGTGCCGGAAGAGTGCGACTGGAATGTTATTCGCGTGAAGCCGCACTATGACGAGATCGTGAAGCGGAGGGTGCAAAATGAAATATCCGTTCACGCCGGAACTGCTTGACGCGCTCCCAGAAGAACTCGCCGAACTGTACCGTGCTCTTGAGGATACGTTACTCGACGAGATATGCAGCCGCTTGAAACTGGCAAATCAGTTTAACGAGGTCACAGTACAGGATATCCGGGCGCTGCGGTCCCACGGCATCGACCTAAAGGAAATCAAGAAAGCAATCCGCGAGACTTCCGGCATCAGCAAAACGAAGCTGAACAATCTGCTGGGCGATGTGGTCGCAAGGAACCAACAGTATTACACCAATATGATTGACCTTGCGCATATCACCCAGCCTGAGACACTGGTTGACGCTGCGGAAGTGGCGACGATCAGGACGCAGACGCTTGATACATTTCGCAACTTAACTGCTTCCATGGGCTTTCTGGTGGACGCTGGGCGTACGATGCTACCACCTGCGAAAGCGTACCAATGGGCACTTGACAGCGCAGCGTTGCAGTTGCAAAGCGGTGCAATCAACTACAATCAGGCGATTAAAACGGCTGTGAAGGAACTTGCGGATAGCGGTCTGAAAGTGGTTGACTATGAAAGCGGCCATCGGGATCATATCGATGCTGCCGTGAGAAGAGCTGTAATGACCGGTGTATCTCAAATCTGTGCTAAATACACGGAGCAATCCGCAGAGTATCTGGATACTCCATACTTTGAAGTATCGGCTCATATTGGCGCACGCGATAAGCCGGGACCGTCACCATGGTCATCGCATAAGGATTGGCAAGGCCGTGTTTACAGCGTCCGTACTGGGGACATTTACCCGAGCATTTATGACGTTTGCGGCCTGGGCGCTGTTGACGGCTTGGAAGGGGCCAACTGCCGCCACAGGCGGTTCCCATGGGTTGAGGGCGTGTCCGAGCGCACTTACACGGATGAACAGTTGGAACACATCGATGATGGCCATGGATGCACGTTTGATGGCAAGGATTACACTGCATACGAGGCAACCCAAATGCAGCGCCGTATTGAGCGTACGGTTAGAAAGCTAAAGCGTGAAAAAGCCGCCTACAAGGCCGCAGGATTGCATGAAGACGAGACTGCGGTAAACATACGGCTACGGCGGTTAAACGCTAAATACAAGGCGTTTAGTGCGGAAGCTGGCCTGCCGGAGCAACCGGAGCGGATGCGCGTCTATTTCACGGATGACGCAACGTTAAAAACGGCAAATGCCATGAAAACGCATCGGGCAGAAGTGGCAGCGGCTAACGCTAAAGACGATAGAGACACTCTTGAGTTTTTCGGCGCAGACGCAAGAGATAACTTGAATTCTATTGTGAAAAGACGTACAATAAAGCTGGAAAATGGCTTTGCTTGCTTCCCGGACGGTGACCCGCTGAATGAAAACGTTAAAAGGGTAAAACCTCTTAAAACGTATTTTGACGTCGCTATGCACGGAAGCCAGACGGCAGTCGGATTTGGCACAAAAGAACTCAATATGTCACCGCGCTTACTTGCCGCAGTCATTCGGCATAGTAAGGGGTGGAACGGCCAGAAAGTTCGTTTGCTATCTTGCAGCACAGGCGCACGCATGGAAAACGATTATTGCTTTGCAGAAGAGCTGGCAAATGCACTTGGCGTTGAAGTAAAAGCCCCAGACGATGTGCTTTTTATTTCCGGTGCTGGCGTACTGAAAGTAGGAACGCATGGGGAAGGAAATATTTTGACGTTTACCCCAAATCAAAGAGGAAGGAGAAAGTGACATGGATTTCGGTTTTTTTAAAGGATTGCCATACAAGAATTCTATTGAGAATTTTGAAGACTATAAGAAATACAAAAATAGTATCCCCAAAGAAGCGATTTTAAGCCACATTTCCTCCCTCGATGCCGGGCTGACATCGCTGCCCAGTTTTGATATGTTTACTGGCGAAGAACTTCACGCAGGTATGTTTTGGGACGGTAAATTCACCTTTCCGTATGAGTTCCTGCATTACTACAAGAATTATGACATTGGCGTCCCCTATGAGTATGAAGCATATTTGAAAGAAATCGGGGTAGGCTAATGGATGATAAACTGATGCAGGCCATCGAGGCTATTATCCGGCGCGGCAATGACGCGGAGATCCGGCGCAAGGGTGACGGGTACATCGTGTTAGAGGTTAAGAAAACAATCAAATATTCAACTCCCGCGTAATTGGGCACGGGAAAGGGCAATAGGAGCCAACGACTGAGGTTTTCTCGGTGGTTGGCTCTTTTGTTGTAATACGCAGTGGGGAATGACGCTGTGGAATAAAGGAGAATAAAAAAATGGCAGACGAAATTAGGACTTTTGATGAAATACTGGCTGACCCCACCTACAAGGCGGAGTTTGACAGGCGAATCACAAAGGCGCTTTCGACTGTTCAGAGCAAGCTGGACGCGGAAGTGGAAAAAAACAAGCAGTTTTTAGCAAACGGCAACGCGGAAACGGACGCACTCAAAAAGGAGATCGAGGGCTACAAGTCCAAGATTGCCGATTATGACTACGCAGACGTTATCCGTAAAACGCTTTCTGAGAAAGGCGTGAAGTTTAGCTCTAAAGCTGCCGAGAAGGCGTATTTGGCAGACCTGAAAGCAAAGCATCTTGAGATCAAAGACGGCGCGCTTGATGGGTTTGACAAATGGCACGAGGAACAAGTCAGCGCCGATCCGTCCGCGTTTCAGGATGGCGTAAAAATTGACTGGTCCGCTGCCGTTGGCGGCGGTGAAAAGAAAACTGACACCAATGCCGCGATGAACAATCTGATTCGCGGCGCACTCAAGTAACAAAAAGGAGAATATAACATGGCAAGTATTGATCGTTCCGCACTTTCCGGCCTGATCCCGGAACCCGTAACCCGCGAGATCATGCAGGGCGCTATCGCTGAATCTGCCGTTCTGCGCATGGGCCGCAGACTGGCGAATATGTCCAGCAAGACGCAGACCATCAATGTGCTCGACGCGCTTCCCTCCGCGTATTTCGTCAACGGCGAAGCCACTGACGGCGGCGCCGGTGAGGCATTCAAGCAGACCACCAAGATGGCGTGGGACAAGAAGAAGCTGTACGCCGAGGAGATCGCTGTTATCGTCCCCATCCCCGAGGCTGCTCTCGATGATGCGGACTATGACATTTGGGGCGAGGTCAAGCCCCGCCTGACCGAGGCTTTCGGCAATGTCATTGACGGCGCTATGCTGTTTGGCAAGAATAAGCCCAGCACCTGGCGTGATGGCATTGTGCCCTCTGCTATTGCTGCGGGAAATGGTGTTCCTGTCAGCTCTGACATTTACGCCGACATCATGGACGAGGGTGGTCTGATCTCCAAGGTCGAGCTGGACGGCTTCAATCCCAACGGCGTGATGTCCGCTATTCAGATGCGCGGCAAGCTCCGTGGGCTGAAAGACACCACCGGTCAGCCTATTTTCAAGACCGATATGCAGGGCGCTACCCGCTACGGCCTCGACGGCATGGACATGTACTTCCCCATGAACGGCGCGTTCGACCCTGCGCAAGCACAGATGATCGTCGGCGATTGGAGCCAGCTCGTCTATGCCATCCGCCAGGATATGACCTTCAAGGTGTTCACCGAGGGCGTTATCCAGGACCCCGCCACGAAGGAAATCGTTTACAACCTCATGCAGAACGATATGGTTGCGCTTCGTGCCGTCATGCGTCTCGGCTGGGAGATCGCAAACCCCATCAACGCGTACAATGCAGAAAAGACAAATCCGTTCCCGTTCTCCGTTTACGGCAAGGGCGGTGCTATTTCCACCGTTGCTGTGTCCCCTGCTACCGCCACTGTAAAGAAGGGCGAAAGCAAGCTGTTTACCGCCAAGGTTGACGGTGAGGGCATCATCAACGGAGAGGTTGAATGGTCTCAGGATGGCACCAAGAGCAAAATCAGCGATGAGGGCGTTCTGACTGTCTCCGCTACCGAAACCAAGAGCAGCATCACCGTTACTGCGAAGTCCAAGCAGGACGGCACAAAGACCGGCACTGCCACTGTCACTGTTTCTGGCTGATTTGAAAGGAGCTGACCCAATTGACATACGCTGATTACACATACTACTCCGGTGTCTATATGGGCACTGTAAGCAGTGGGGAGTTTCCGCGTCTAGCTGTCCGGGCCAGCTCCTTCCTCGATTATTTCACGCAGAACCGAGCCAAGGACAACGCGGATCTGGATGCGGTAAAGATGTGCTGCTGTGCGCTGGTTGACAAGTACGCGGTTATCGAAGCCGCACAGGCGCTTGCAATGAAGAACCTTGCGACTGCTGCCGCTAATGACGCAGAAGTCAAAAGCGAGACGGTGGGCGGTTATTCCCGCACACTGGCGACCGGCGGCGAATCTGCCGTTTCTGCGCTGAACGCTACGGATGGGGCAAGAAAGCTGCTCGCAGAGACCTGCATGGAGTATCTCGCCCACACTGGCTTACTGTACCGAGGGAGGGGGTGCGGATCATGTACGCTCCCCACACTGTAACAATCTACAATCCGGTCAAAGAAACCGACAAGGAGACGTTTCAGGAAACGCAAAAGCTGTATGTGACCGTACTTCGTGGCGTGATGCTGCAAGCATCCAAAGCGGTTAACGTGCGCGAGAGCGGTCTTGCCGGAGCGGATGCAGTTGACCTCTACATTCCGTTTGGCGTGGAAGCTGTGGACGGCTTTACCGGCAAGGAGAAAACCTATGCCGGCCCGCAGCGGTTTTACGCCGCAGAGGACAAAACAGACCTGTGGACGCTTTCTGTCAAAGGCAATGGTGGGACAACGTTTTTCATCAAAGGCGAGTTTGTGACGGATAACGAAACCGTGGCGCTGGCTCAAGACAACTGCTACAACGTGACTAAGGTTGACGAGAAGGATTTCGGCAGCGTTGATATGCAGCACTGGCAGGTCGGAGGCGTGTGACATGGCGTTGAAATTTTCCGTTCAGACGGACGGCATGGACGCTGTAAAAGAGGCTGTTTCCAAGGGCTGTGATCGCGCAGAACACGTTCTGGCGGTGCAGGTCTCAAAAGATACCGCACCGTTCGTGCCTATGCTCACAGGCTCTCAAAGGACGCGTACACGGGTAACGGGAAACGAGGCTATTTACCCCGGACCGTATGCCAGGTATTTGTACTACAGCAAACTGTACGTCGATCCGCTGACCGGAAGCTCTTATGCGCGGAAAGGCGTTACGAAGGTTCCGGCAGTGCCGGAGAAGGATTTGATTTTCCACAGAACCGGGACCTGCTCCCATTGGTTCGAAGCATCCAAGGCCCAAAATTTGGAAAAGTGGGTGTGTGTGGCAGAAAAGGCGGTGAAGCGTGATCTCTAAAGAAAAACCTGTAATGCTGGCATCCAGCAGCGAAAAGGCAGACCTTGACCGCCTGATGCTAATTTGGGCGAACCGCTTTCCCGGTATTCCGGAGAATGTGGATCTGATCAAATACGAGTATTTCGCAGCGAAAACGGTAGGCATGGCGCTTTCCTCCGTTCAAGGGGCCGTTATCACCAAGAAGTATATCTGCGGTGGATATCAGGCGGAGTATTCGTTTGAAATCCACTACCAGATTGCGCCACCCGGCAAGAGCGACGATACGCGCTTGAAGGCGGTTGAGGTTTTAAACAAATTTGCGGACTGGGCGCAGATGCAGCGACCGGACATTGGAGAGGGCAGGCGCGCCCTCCGCGTTGAGACTTCTGCGTTTGCATCGTATCTCGGCGCGACAAGCGACCAATACGAGGACTACATGGTCCCGCTAAAACTGATTTACGAGGTGAATGTATAATGGCAGATTTAACTTTTGCGACGCCCGAAGGTCAGACCATTGACCGCGAGCTTTTGATCGCGTATCTGAATACCGGCTCTAAGGAAGCTCCCACTTGGAGCGCCATCGGTAAGCGTGTGGAGGATTCCAGCGAAGAGATGGACTGGGGGCAGGAGAGCAAACAGGACATCCTGGGCAACACCTTCACCACCATGAAGAAGCCCGTTATTTCCCAGACCTTTGATCCCATCCCGCTGGATGCCGGTGACGCTGCTGCGGTGAAGATGTGGAACCTTGCCGTCAAGGATCATGACGCGCAGGCTCTTGCCAATCAGGATATGATGATTGGACACTTCTACGCTACGTCAGGCGAGGCGAAGTTTGCCGAGCGGTATGATTCCTGCGCTATTGCTGTGACTGGCATCGGCGGTGACGGCGGCGGTACGCTCAACATCACGAGTGAGATCACCTACGGCGGCAATCGTACGCTGGGCACCATTACAAAGGATACCAGCGGCGTGACCTTTACGGCAGGGGCTTAAAAACAAAGGGGCGGGCGCAAACCCGCCCCAATTTCGGAGGCTATTATGAAAGACCTGATTTTCGATACCGGTTTAGTTACCTACAATATCAACGGAAAATGCGAATTCTCTTTTAACCCCACCGACAGCGCCTTTGTGGAAAAGCTGTTTAATGCCTTTGATATCCTCGACAAGAAGCAGGATGCGTACAAGGCAGAGGTGGAAAAGACCGCCAACAAGCGGGAAGTTTTTGAAACCGCCCGGAAGATGGACGAGGAAATGCGCGAGATCATCAATGATGTGTTTGGCTTCGACATTTGCTCCGCACTGTTCGGCGAAATGAACGTATACGCGCTGGCGGACGGACTGCCGGTGTGGGCGAACCTGATGCTTGCCATCATGGATGAGGTTGATACCACCTTTGCCCGTGAGCAGAAAGCCACCAACCCCCGCGTGAGCAAGTATACGAAGAAGTACCACAAATGAGGTACGATCTGCCGACTGCCGTAGAGGTAAACGGCACTGAGTACCAGATACGCTCTGACTATCGCGATATCCTAACGATTATTGAGGCACTGTCTGACGCTGAGTTGTCGGAGGAAGAAAAGGCCGAGGCCATGCTTGACATTTTCTATTCAGACTTCGCGGAAATGCCGCAGAGCGACTACGAGGAAGCGATCAAGCAATGCGCAAAATTCATCAACTGCGGCGAAGAGCAGCGTGAGGAAAAGCGTGGGCCGAAGCTGATGGATTGGCAGCAGGACTTTCCCCTGATCGTTGCTCCAGTCAACCGCGTTCTGGGACAAGAAGTCCGATCCGTTGAGTATCTGCACTGGTGGACGTGGGTATCCGCGTATCAGGAAATCGGGGATTGCACCTTTGCCCAGGTTGTGGGAATCCGCAATAAAAAGGCAAAGGGGAAAAAGCTGGACAAAAGCGAGCAGGAGTTTTACAAGCAGAACCGGCACCTGGTTGACTTCAAGCGGCAGTATACGGAACAAGACGAGAACGTTATCAGCAAATGGATATGAAAACCGCCCTCCGGAGAGGGCGGCTGATTGGTGGCTTATTTTTCTACCAATTCTGCATCAATGCTGACTGTTTTAGGATCAAAAGTCAATTTATATGTTTTTGACTCGCAAACGTTCAGTTTAAATTTTTGACTTGAAACACATCCGCGAGCGATTGAAATTGTGTGGCACCCAAAATCGAGGCGGAGAGAAACGGGCGCGTCCAAATTATGCCCTGTTTTTTCTCCATCGATAATTAAAATCGATTTCCCTTCCATGGCTGAACGAGGGCGTTCGCGCTCCACATAAAAGTTTGGTGAGTTTGGATCGGCGGCATCTACCAAATTAGACATTTTCTCCACCAAGGATTCCGATCTCTTTTGGAATAATTCATCTGGGATTATACCGGAATCATGCAAATCTTTTAGTTTTTGCAATTCATCCAAAATTGACCCGCTTGTTTGCATATCAGCACTTTTGCTCTGGCTTGTTTGGTTGGAAATTGCAATCAACTTATCGAACAAGTCTTTTTCCCTTTTCTTGTTCCCTGTTGGTGGAGTTGGCGTGCATTCAATTACAGCGGTAGTCCCGTCTGCATATTCGACAAAAAAACTATAAAGAGAAAAATTTGATGTATGAAACAAAAGAGTTTCTTCCGCCTGCCTAACGCCAAGGAGCTTTGCGGACTTGATGTTGCTTTTGTTTTTGCTAAAAAGGCTCATTATATCACTCCTTAACAATTATTTTATCCAATATAACATATAAAATTGCACATTTCAAGCAATAGAAAGAGGGTGATTGCATGGCGGATGGTTCCGTTATTATCAAGGCGGATGTTGATGACAAACAAGCGCAGGCTGAATTAAACCGGCTTACTAAAAAAATAGATTCGCTCAATGAAAAAATCAGCGATAAAAAGCAAGAGCAGATGCCACTGGTTGAGCAATCAAGACAATTAGCGGCTGTTCTCGATGACGCAAAGGCGAAACTGGACTATATGAAAAGCGGCGATGCGTTTTTTACATCCAGTTCTATAAAGGAGCAGGAGCAGACAGTAGCATCATTGCAAAAAGAATGGGACGGTGTGCAAAAAAAGGTTGAGGCAATGGATACGTCCATCGCCAAAGATACCCGAAGCCTTGAACGAATGAGCACCCGGGCGGGAGAACTTTCTGCACAGCTCGCGGGAGCCAAAAGACACACTCAGGGGATGTCACCCGCAGCCCAAGAAGCGGCAAAGCAGATGGAAAAATTCACCAACCGCATCAAGGGCCTTGCTCGACGCGTTTTTGTTTTTACGCTCATCACAAAGGCACTTCGCGCATTGAAAGATTATATGTGGAGTGCCATTCAAACAAACGAAAAGGCCATGAAGGCAGTTTCAAAGTTAAAAGGTGCTTTGCTGGTTTTAGCACAGCCCATTTTGAATGTGCTTATCCCTGCGTTTACTGTTTTTGTAAATGTGCTGACGCGTATAGTCAATACAATTTCCGACCTTGTTTCAAAAATATTTGGGACAACGGCAGAAGCATCTGCGGAAGCTGCTGAGAATCTATACGAAGAAAGCAGTGCAATGGATAAAACCGGGAAAGCTGCAAAGAAAACAAGTAAATCTTTAGCATCTTTTGACGAAATCAATAAGCTTTCCGGCAGCGATGACAAGGCCAAAAATGGGCCGGATTTTACAACGGGAATAAACGATCAACTTAGCGCAATCATGGAACTATTTACCGGCGCGCTTTTGCTTGCCATCGGCGCAATTTTAACGTTTTCCGGCGCTAATATTCCGGTTGGCATTACCCTGATGGCTTTAGGCGCTGCGGCGATCTGGGGTGCTGTAAAGACAGACTGGGGGGCAATCGCAAAACTGCTGCAAGGCCCAATCGGGGTTGTTACTGCGATCCTGTCGGTTGCGTTGCTTGCCATCGGTGCAATTATTTTGTTCTCCGGAGCAAACATACCATTGGGCTTGGGGTTGATGGTTGCTGGAGCAATCGGTCTTGCGTCTGTTGTTGCAGCTAATTGGGATACTGTTAAAAAGATGCTGCAAGGCCCAATCGGAGCCGTTGTTGCTCTTTTGAGTTTTGCGCTACTCGTAATCGGTGCAGTGATTCTGTTTTCTGGCGCGAACATCCCGCTTGGCCTTGCGCTAATGGCTGTTGGTGCTGCTGGGATGGCAACGGTCATTGCGGCAAATTGGGATACAATTAAAGAAGCACTGCAAGGCCCTGTTGGAGCCGTTGTTGGCCTGCTTTCTGGCGCGTTGTTGGTTTTGGGTGCAATCTTGGCGTTTAGCGGTGCAAGTGTTCCGCTCGGTTTAGGGCTAATGGTTGCTGGCGCAATTGGGCTTGCGACTACGGTTGCGGCGAATTGGGATACAATTAAAACCTTGCTGCAAGGCGCTATTGGCGGCGTTGTTGCCGTGGTTAGCAGCGCACTATTGGTTATCGGCGCAGTCTTAGTATTCAGCGGAGTCGCACTTCCTCTCGGGATTGGATTACTTATTGCCGGAGCTGCCGGTCTTGCGGCAACGGTGATTGCAAACTGGGATACAATAACAAATCTGCTGGGTGGCCCCATCGGAGCAATCACGGCTATGATAAGCGGCGCTTTGCTTGTCTTGGGCGTAATCCTTGTGTTTACCGGAGTTGGTATCCCTCTCGGTTTGGGAATGATCGTAACCGGAGCGGCTGGACTTGGCTCTGTGGTGGCACTCAACTGGGACTATCTGAAAGAAAAATTAAGCGAAACGTGGGAAAGTATCAAATCTTGGTGGCAATCAAGTGTTGCAAAGTATTTCACCGTTGAATATTGGCAAGACCTTGGCAAAAACATTATTGATGGGTTGCTCAATGGTTTGAAGTCAGCGTTTGAAAGCGTGAAATCTTGGGTTTCTAATGCAATGGGGAGCATCAAAAATGCATTTACAGGCGGCGGTAACGTCCGCACACCTGCCATCAATTCCGCATCCGTTCCCCGTTTGGCGACCGGCGCAGTGATTCCACCGAACCGTGAGTTTTTGGCGGTGCTGGGCGACCAGAAGCAGGGGAACAACATTGAAGCTCCTGAATCTGCCATCGAGGCAGCGGTAGCCCGTGGCATGGCGCAGTATGGCGGCGGCAATCAGACGGCAATTCTCAAGATCGGCGAACAGGAATTGGGCCGTATCATCTTCAAGCTGAACAAAGACCAGACGCAGCGCGTCGGCATTAAAGTGACCTAAAGGCGGTGTATATGAATTACATCAAAATTAACGGGACTTTATTTGATGTGAATGTCGCGATCTCCAAGTACAACGAAAATTTCAGCGTTCTCGATGGGGAGAACGCTGGGAGATCGAAAGACACAGGCCGGATGATCCGCGATGTTCTGGGGACGTACATTGGGCATAAGGTAACTGTTTTCCGCAGAGGGGACGATTACAGAAGCTATGATGCGTTCTGGAACTATCTCAAAGCCCATTCCATTGACGATTTCGTTTTGCTTGAAGCTGCGGACGGCAACACAACTATTTCCTATCGCGCATACTACACCAGCGCATCGCACGATATCGAAAAGGTTGAAAATGGAATCAATTATTGGGGTGAAATTGAAATCCATTTCATCCCCATCGCACCGCAAATCACGCGGTAAGGAGGGCTTATGGATTATGTAATGGTCGGCCCTTATCAATTTGACCGGGATGCGTCTAAGGACGATATGCGGCTGGACTACTGCTCATCGTTTCAAGAAGTGGCATTGGATGAAAGCAGTCTTTCGTTCGATACGGTCAGCGTAGAGGTTTGCACTAAAACAATAGGCACACAGCTTTCTGCGCTCCCCAACAACACCCCCATCATTGTTTACAGAGGCGGCGAAATCAAAGCAAGATTTGTAAGCAGCGGCGTTTCCCGTATCGGGCCTGTCACTTATCAACTTACAGGGCGGTCTCCTATGGGCGCGCTTACCGGCATGGTGCATACTGGCGGCATTTACACAGGCCAGACCGTGGAAGAGGTTGTAAAAGAAATCTGCGGCAACATTCCCGCGCTGATAAAAAGCGTGTACGCCGGAGTTAAACTTTACGGCTGGCTTCCTTATGCGGATGGGAAAGAACGCTCTGCACGAGACAACCTCGCACAAGTTCTTTTTGCCATTGGGGCTTATCTCCGCACAGACCTGAACGGTGTTTTGAGGATTGAACCCTTGTGGGACGGTACGGCATCGTTGATTAATGTCGACCGTTCTTACACCGGAGGAACCGTGAAATACGATTCTCCCATCTCCGCTGTGACGGTAACGGAGCATCAATACGTTGCGGGAACGGAAGTAAAGGAGCTATTCTCCGGCACGGCGCAGAATGGCGATATCATCACATTCTTTGAGCCGATGCACTCCCTCTCTGCGACTGGCTTCACAATCTTGGAAAGCGGTGCGAACTACGCCAAGATCTCCGCTGGCGCTGGCGCACTGACTGGCAAGGCGTATATCCACAACACCCGCTTAATCACGCAGCCTGTGACGGCTGGCGCTGTGGAAAACATCAAATCAGTTACAGACGCCACGCTGGTATCTCTGGTGAATTCCTACGCCGTGGCGAAGCGTCTTGCGGACTATTACCGATGCCGCGAAACTATCACCAATGACATTGTAAGCGGGCACGAGAAACCGGGCCACGTTGTAAGCGTATATCATCCGTATGACAAAAAAATGGTTTCCGCTTGCATCCAGTCTCTTGACACCACCATGAGCGCGACGCTTAAAAGCAGCATGGAAGCATTGGTTGGCTTCACCCCGGCACAGCCGGAATCGGCGGAATATTTTGACGAGCGGGTTGTCCTCACCGGCTCCGGCGAGTTCCCGATCCCGGAAGGCACCACAACGATCCACTATGTGATGATCTCCGCCGGACAGGGCGGGCGCTGCGGCGAAAAGGGCGAAGATACCCAATCGGGGCCTAAGTTCTCGTGGACAAACCCGGTTTTTGAGGATCGGGTAGACGGCTACGCATTGGCGCTGGGTGGCAAGGGCGGTCTCGGCGGCAAGGGCGGCATGGGCGGCAGGATCGTCGAGGGCGATCTCGACGTGTCCCAGTTGAAAAGCCTTGCCTATGATTGCGGGAAAAGCGGCAAGGGCGCTGAATTCAGCCCGGACGATCTCCCCGGCACGGACGGCACGGATACGGTGTTCCACGGCATGACTACGGCGGGCGCGTCTGCCCCCGATTGGGGCTTCACGGACCCCATCACCGGGGAGCAGTTCGGCGGCGTCGGTGAGGACGGCCTCCCCGGCGGCGACGGCGCCGGACGTGATCCGTCTGTGAGTGAGTACACAGATGATAGCGTCCAGCAATATGTCAATGGCACAATTGCTTATGACGAGGACGGGAACGCATTCACCCCCGGCCCTGTGGCTGGCAGCGATGGGAAAATCAGCATGACCAGAATCGCATCAACAAGCACCCCGCGCAGTTTCGGCTGGTACAGCTCCGGTCTGGGCGGCGGCCCGGCAGCGGGAGCCAATGGCAAAGCCGGATCCTCCGGACGCGGCCTGCCGGGCGAAACAACCGTTGATGTGACCGGCGGCCCCGGTGCGGACGGCATGACGGCCACGCTCACCCCCTCCAAGCCGAAGCGGTACGGCAGGGGCGGACGTGGCGGCTACGGAGGCGGCGGTGCCGGCTCCGGCGGAATTGCCGTAAAAAACGGAAACGGCACCATTACCCCCGGCACTCCCGGGTCCGGCGGTTTAGGCGGCCCGGGCGGCCCAAGCGCAAACGGCTGTATCATTCTCTACTACCGCAAATTTGGACAAACGCGTGGCGGCCCGCTGGTACAGAAGGGCGGCGGGCTGTTTTTCGATCGCTTGAACAAACTTTTCATTGTGTGAGGTGTGAAACATGACGCTTGAACAGAGAGTCGCAGTTTTGGAGGAGATCTTCGCCAAGCTGCAAGACTACTACACATCCGCCTACTCCGGCGAGGAGATCGACGCGCGGCTGGCCTCCGCCGGTGTGCCTATCGGCATCACCAAGGAGTACAAGAGCGTGACCGAAATGAACCAGGACTTCACCGGTACAGACGTCCAGCGGGGGCAGTTCGTCCTGATCTTGCCGGACAGTACGTCCTCCACGGACTACGGCAAGGTGTACCTCAAGGGCACGGCCAACTGGGTATACGCCTTCACGCTGACCACGCTGACGTCCATCAAAGGCCCCATTGGCCCGCCCGGCAAAAAGGGCGACAAGGGCGATCCCGGCGAGGCCGGTTCCAGCTTCGTCATTCTGGGCTACTTCGACACGCTGGACGCCCTCAAGGCAGCCGTCCCCAATCCCAAAGCCGGTGACGTGTACGGCGTGGGCACCGCGCCCCCTTACAACATCTACATCTGGGATTCCGTCCACAGCAAGTGGGTGGGCAACGGCAACCTGCAAGGCCCGGAGGGCAAGCAGGGCATCCAAGGCCCCGAAGGAAAACAGGGGCCGGAGGGCAAGCAAGGCCCGGAAGGCCCCGTAGGCGGCTCCGGCAACTTTGTCCGCTACGACGCGGCGCAGAGCCTATCGGATGCGCAGAAGGCGCAGGCCCGGGGGAATATTGGGGCAATGCAGGGCATTGAGAGTGCAGACCATCCGGGCTGCTACTATGTCCTTAATGGCTCCGCAGTCGAGTGGGTAAACCCGCCCATGGAGTTGGGCACTGAGTACCGCACCACCGAGCGATATATGGGAAAACCAGTATACAAAAAGCTGGTTACAACAGGCGCACTTCCCTCTGCTACGGGGGTGGTGGAATATTTCCCATTTGGCACGGATTACAATGCTGGAGAATACACTGTTTTCTCTTCTGAATACCATATTGCCAATAACTCTAATGATGGCGGGTGGACAATAACTATACCGAAGTTTTCGAATGGTTCGCTTGATGTAAGCATGGGTTTTAGTGGTAGGCGTATTGATATATATGTGAATAGCGACAAGTCAAGTTACTACGGCTTTGCCTTGCTAAAATACACCAAAACAACAGACTGACTATGGACTACTGCGTGATTTGCGGAGCAGTTGTGCCGGAGGGGCGGTGGGTTTGCCCAATTTGTGAGCACCGCTGGCCTGAATTTTAACATGCACGAAACCAAGTCGGACGTCTGACTTGCACGAAAGCAAGTCGGAACTGCCCTAAAAACTGCAACTTTTTAAGGGGGTGTAGAATGGAAATTCTACAGATCGTATTAACTGCCGCCACCGGCTCCGGCGTGACCGCCATCATCCTCGCGATCCTCCAGCGGAAATGGACCAAGGATGACAAGCGGGACGCCATCGTGGACGCGCTCAAGGTGCTGCTGATCGACCGGGTGCGCTATCTGGGCCAGAAGTACATCTCCGACGGCAGCGTCAGCCTGTCGGACAGAGAGACGCTGGACGAGATGCACCAGGCGTACAAATCCCTTGGCGGCAACGGGCACCTGAAAATTATCATGTCCGAGGTCGGGGAACTCCCAATCCGGAAAGAGTGAAAGGAGAAAAAACATGGAAAACATCAAGAAACGGCTGGGCAATCTGCTGGCGGTGAAGTCGCTGGTGACCATCACCCTGACGGGGGTATTTTCGGTGCTGGCGCTGCGGGAGACCATCAGCGGCAGCGAGTTCCTGACCATCTTCACGGTGGTCATCGGCTTCTACTTTGGCACCCAGAGAGTCAACGAGGACAAAAACAGTTGAAACCGGTTGAAAATCAACCGAAAATTTGAAAGGGGTACATACCATGGAAAAGATCTACGAGAATATCATCAACGAGGGCAAGAAGCAGGGCGCGCCCGTGGAAGCTATCAACGCCGAACTGAAAGCGGCGGGGGCAAACTTCCACCTGAATCCGGACGGTAAGGTAGCGGGCTGGACGGATGCCGAGATAGCGGAGGGCTTCGTCCCCGCTGAGAAGGAGCCGGAGGCGCTTCCTCAGACGCTGGATACCCGTCGCCGGGAGGATCTGGCGGGCACCGTCCAGATCCAGCGGATCGTCGGAGCCACCTATGAGGTGACTTATGACGAGGACGGCTACTTCATCAAGGCTTCCCGCGTGCGCCATGGTTGATACGTTTGATTGCGCCCGTGCGCAGATCTACCACAACACCGGCAAGCTGACCCCGGCGCAGATCAAGGCCAAGACCGGCTGCACCCACATCATCAACGGCTACCTGTTTAACGGCAAGTTTCAGGCGGTGGGCTGGACGGTGATTGACGGTAAGATCATCAGCCGGGACAAATACCAGGACTGGGGCGTGGCCATTGGCAATGACGGTAAACCTAAGATGCTGACGGACCGGGGCGGCAGCTTCCTTTCTGGCGTGCCCATCCTCAAGGGCGGCTCCAAGCTGTACCGGAATCTGACGCCAGACGTGGCCCGGTCTGCGGCCCGGACGGCGGTAGGCTGGCTGGCAAACGGCAAGGTGGTGTTGTGGTGCGACAAGTCCAGTTTGACCCGTGAGCAGCTTCAAAACAAGCTGCTGGGGCTGGGCGTGGTGGATGCCCTCATGCTGGACGGCGGCGGTTCCACGCAGGGCATCTTCCCCGGCGGCAAGGTGACCAGCTCCCGGAAGGTGCCCACGCTGCTGCTGTTCTGGGAGCGGTCGGCAAAGCCGGAAGATCAAGCCCTCGTATGGGGCAAAGCTCACGGCCTGCTGACGGACGCCAACGCCGGGGAGACCGTGACCCGCGCCGACATGGTCCGGGCGCTGTATCAGATCTGGGGGGATAACCATGGTTGAGATCCACGCTTACAGCAAAGCCGCCTCCGGGGGCAAGCAGCTCTCTGCCCATTTTAAGGTGCGGGAGTTCGCGTGTGGAGACGGGTCTGACGCTGTTTTGGTGGCTCCCCGGCTGGTGATGGTGCTGGAAACTATCCGCGCCCACTTCGGCGCTCCGGTGGTGATTCACAGTGCCTACCGGACGCCGCAGTACAATGCCAAAGTGAACGGCGCGGCTCACAGTCAGCACTGCTATGGCATGGCGGCGGATATTTCCGTCAGCGGCCAGAAGCCGGAGACGGTGGCGGTCTTCACCCGGTCGATCATGCCAGACTGGGGCGGTGTGGGCATCTACGCCAAGAAGGGCTTTACCCACATCGACGTGCGGGAGAAGAAATCCGACTGGACGGGCTAAACATCTGAAAGGAGGGCCAGAAGATGGCAACATCCACGCGTTTTAGCGCTCTGCAAGTCTGGAGAACCCATGGAAAAAACAAACCGAGAGATCCGGGCGCTGTTGTCATCCATGGCCCCGGCCCGGGCGGTGCAGGCCGTCCGGCTGGTAGGGCTTCCGCCTGATGAGGAAACAGCGGTGCTGGCAGTGGATGTCCACGGCCAGAGTTGCCTCCAAACGGCGGAGCGGCTGCATGTGAGTGTGGACACCGTAAAGCGGTTACGGCGCTCTGCTTACCGAAAATTGCAAGACGAAATCTATACTACACGTTGAGAGACGCGGTTCAATTTGAACCGCGTCTTTTTTGCGCACTTTTCTGACCTTTTCTTGCCACTTTGAATGGAGGTTTTTGGCTTACTATGAAAGCAGAGCAAGGGAGGGGTTCTCCGTGATTACAAATGGTAGAGAATACATTGACCGTCTGCGGGCGTGCGGAATGAGCGAATCCAGCGCCACAGATATTTGTTATAAATACGCAGCACAGGATGATGAAGAAGGGCTGGCTGAATTGGTGAGAGCAAACGAATTGCTCTACGATGACCGCCGGGAATATGTATAAGTATTTCAACCCCAATCCCTGCGGAAAAAATGTTGGAGACTGCACCGTGCGGGCGATCTCTAAGGCAACCGGGATGGAGTGGGGCGAGGTGTATTTGCGGCTGTGCATCCAAGGGTATCTGGACGGCGATATGCCGTCGGCAAACGCTTGTTGGGGGCGGTATCTGCGGAGCATTGGATACCGGCGGTACATCGTACCGGACACCTGCCCAGACTGCTACACGGTTGGGCAATTTGCGGAGGATCACCCAAAAGGCACCTATATTCTGGCTCTATCCGGTCATGTGGTCTGCGTCTGCGACGGAATGATCTGGGACAGCTGGGACAGCAGCAACGAGAACATCTTGTATTACTGGGTCAAGGAGGATGACTAAAATGGCTTACACACCTTACGGATGGCAAAATCCCTATTACGCACCGCCTATGCCGGATAACCTCATGCAGATGCGCCAACAGCAGATGCAGCCTATGACACCCCAGATGCCGCAGGCCCCGCAAAACCCGGTGGCGCAGAGCGGCGTCCAGTGGGTCAGTGGGGAACAGGAGGCCCGAAACTGGATGATCGCGCCCAACGCCGCTGTGGCGTTGTGGGATAGCTCCGCGCCTACGGTGTACCTCAAAAAGGCAGATGCCAGCGGTAAACCGTCCCTCACGATTTATGACCTCGTAGAACGCACAGAAACGCCCCGTACAGCCACGCAGGAAAAGGGCGTGGAGTTTGTCACCAGAAAAGAATTCGACGCACTAGCGGCGCTTGTGGGCGAATTGAAGGGCAAGAAGAAGCGCAAGGTAGAGGAGGAAGAGGACGATGAGTAACAATCCGTTTTTCAATGCGTTAGGTGGCGGACAGATGCCGGGGTCGATGAGCGGCTTTCCTCAGCTTTTACAGCAGTTCAAGCAGTTCAAGGCAAGTTTTAAAGGCGACCCAAAAGCGGAAGTGGAGAAGATGCTGCAAAGCGGCAAAATCTCACAAGATCAGTTAAACAAGATACAGTCAATGGCAAACCAATTTCAGGGGCTTTTCAAGTAATCAAAATCGTGGCCACGGTTTGATATAAATATTTTTTCAAAAGGAGTGATACTATGTCTCTTTCCTCTGACGGCACCATGCTGACTATGCCTGTGGCTCCTGCCAACACCGGAAACGGTAACGGCTTCGGCTGGGGCGGCGATGGCGCATGGTGGATCGTGCTGTTCCTCATTTTCGCTGCGTTCGGTGGCTGGGGTAACGGCTTTGGTTTCGGTGGCGGCGGCAACGGCGTGATGGACGGTTATGTCCTGACCTCTGATTTTGCCAATGTCGAGCGCAAGATCGACAGTGTAAATCAGGGCCTTTGCGACGGATTTTACCAGCAGGCGCAGCTTATCAACGGCACCAACATGGCGATGGCAAACGGCTTTGGGCAGGCTGAGCTTTCCCGCAGTAACCAGCAGGCGGCTCTCATGCAGCAGTTGACTGCCATGCAGATGCAGGCCGCTGAATGCTGCTGCAACACCCAGCGCAGCATCGAGGGCGTGCGCTATGATATGGCGGCGCAGGCTTGCGACACCCGGAACACGGTGCAGAACGCCACCCGGGACATCATCGACAATGCCAACAGCAACAGCCGCGCCATTTTGGACTTCCTAACCCAGAGCAAGCTGCAGGATCTCCAGAGCGAGAATCAGGGCTTGAAGCTGGCCGCATCTCAGGCGGCACAGAACAGCTATCTTGTGTCTCAGCTCCGGCCGTCTCCCATTCCGGCTTACACGGTGCAGAACCCCTATTGCTGCAACCAGTTCGCCGGTTGCGGTTGCTGACAACTGCATAGCATAGCTTTTTGTTGGCAATGTTTTGTTGACGCCAACAAAATGTTCGGCCCCGTGCCGATACTGATGACAAAGCGGCGGGGCAGTAGCCCTGCCGCTGATTTTATGAAAGGAGATTTTTATGCCTGAATACACTGCCATTGCCGCACAGACCGTAGCGGCAAACCAGAACGTGCTTTTTACGGAAGCACCGATCCCCTGCACTAAGGGCCTTGTGACGCACCGCGCAGGCTCCGGCCTGTTTAACCTCCGTGGTAACTGCTCCCAGTGCCGCGTCCGCTATAAGGTGGACTTTATCGGCAATATTGCCGTAAGCACCGGCGGGACCCCCGGTCCCATCTCCGTTGCCATTGCGGTTGACGGTGAGCCGCTCCCGTCCTCCGTTGCGACGGTGACGCCCACGGTTGCGGGGGCGTTTTTCAACGTGGCTGCATCCGAGTACGTTGACGTTACAAAGGGTTGCTGCGCGTCGCTGTCCATCCGCAACGTTAGTGGCGAGGCCATTGACGTGAGCAACGCGAACCTTATCATTACCAGAGTTTGCTGAGAAAGGAGAACACAATGGGAATGAAATCTATGTATGAACTGCGGGATATGCTCTGCAAGGAGCTGGAAGAAATCACCCGCAAGGGCGAGCTGGGCGCCGGGGATCTGGACATTGCCCACAAGCTGACGGACACCATCAAAAACATCGACAAGATCGAGGCAATGGACGAGCGCGGCTATTCCGGGCGGTATCTGGACGATGATCTGCGCGGTTACAGCCGTGGCAGCTCCTATGCCCGGAGACATTATGTCCGTGGCCATTACAGCCGCACGGACGCTACCGAGCATCTGCGTAGCCAGATCAACGATATGATGCGTGAGACCGACGATGACCGCATCAAGGACGCCCTGCGCCGTGCAATGGACATGATGGAGGATTAAGGGGGTAGGCCCCAATGATTGACGATCGAGAAGTGGCGCTATGGATTAAGCGGTTAGAAACAGAGGAGTCCAGCTGGGCAAACTATGAAAAGCTGGCGGCGCTGTATACCATCCAAAACCAGAACCGAGAGCCGGTGAGGGAAAGCCGTATGATCGATGCGTATTCTGCGGCTCCCGCGCCTGACAGCGATTTCCTTCGGGCGGTGTCTAACGTTGACCCAGCCCGTGCGTGGGAGGTCATGGACGAGCTGATGGACAGTTTGAAAGTGGTCAACGAGCGGGTTTATAATAGCGTCATGCGGAAATTGGAAAGCTAAACTTAACCCCCTCGGCAAATGCCGGGGGGTTAGTTATATTTTAACGTAAGCGTT